GCTAAAAGAGGTTGGTAATGCCGAAAACAAATGGTAAAGGGGAAGAATATTATACTCCAATTCTGGACACTTTCGGTCCTGATATAGCAAAAGCAGCGATGAAAGCCATGCGTAATATGCCTTTCCGTGAAAAGTGGACAAAAAGTAATGGAAAATGGCAAAAAGGTGGTTTAATAAAAGGTAAACCTAAGTTAACTAAAAGAGGTTGGTAATGGCACGAGACCAGAATATGATTGAGGTGGAAGATCAAGAAGAATTAGAGATCCAAACCCCGACAAGCACAATTAAAGAAGATGTGGATGTAATCGAGGATGAAGTTGGTAATGTACTTTCAGGTACGCCAGCTCCCGAACTTCCGCGAGAAGAATTTCACGCCAATTTGGCGGAGTTCATGGATGATACTGATTTAAGTAAACTCAGTACCACTCTTCTAGCTGATTACAAAGACGATTCCCTAGCACGAAAATCTTACATTGAAACGTACACTAAAGGTTTGGATCTTTTAGGATTCAAATATATGGACGTGACTAGACCCTTTATCGGAGCATCAGGTGTTACTCATCCACTGATGGCGGAAGCCGCGACCCAATTTCAAGCACAAGCGTTTAAAGAACTTCTTCCGTCTGATGGACCGGTACGATGCCAAGTCGTAGGCAAAGAAAGCGCTGATACTATTAAACAAGCGAATCGGGTTAGAGATTTTATGAATTATCAAATCATGGACAAGATGGAAGAGTATACCCCTGAATTTGATCAAATGTTATTTCAGCTTCCTTTAGCTGGATCAGCTTTTAAAAAGGTTTATTATGATGAAACGAATGCACGTTGTAAATCGACTTTTGTACCCGCCGAAGATTTAGTGGTACCTTATAACGCTTCTGATCTTTATGATTCGGAACGAATTTCCCATATCGTTCGAATGACTAAAAACGAAATTAGAAAAAGACAGGCTTCTGGATTTTATCGAGATGTGGAGCTTCCAGAACCTTTTTTTAAAGAAGATCGTGCACGAAAGAAATACCAAGAACTGGAAGGCGTGACGCCTCAGAAATATCAAGACATTTATAACTTGATTGAAATGCATGTTAATATTGATCTTCCAGGCTATGAAAGTGAAGATAAGGTTAAGATTCCTTACATTGTGACTCTGGATGAGGACAGTATGACTATTCTATCTATTTATAGAAACTACAAAGAAGACGATCCTTTAAAGAAACGAATTCCCTATTTTGTTCATTACAAATTTTTACCCGGTCTAGGTTTTTATGGCTTTGGTTTAATTCATATGATTGGAGGCTTATCCAAAGCAGCCACAGGGGCTTTAAGACAGCTTTTGGACGCAGGAACCTTAGTTAATTTACCTGCTGGATTTAAGTCTAGAGGTTTAAGAGTTCGAGACGATGCGGAACCGTTGCAACCGGGTGAATTTAGAGATGTTGATGCTCCCGGCGGAAACATTAGAGATCAATTTCAACTACTCCCTTTCAAAGAACCAAGTCAAACTCTTTTTCAATTACTAGGATTCTGCGTAGATGCAGGTAGACGTTTTGCAGCCATTGCAGATCTTCAAGTTGGAGACGGCAATCAACAAGCAGCGGTGGGCACAACCGTCGCTCTTTTAGAACGGGGATCCAGAGTGATCAGCGCGATCCATAAACGTTGCTATTATTCCATGAAAGAGGAATTTAAAATCATGGCAAGAATCTTTTCAGAATATCTTCCTCCTGAATATCCCTACAATGTGGTGGGGGGAAATCGAATGATTAAGATGCAGGATTTTGATGACCGTGTGGATGTCATACCCGTGGCGGATCCTAATATTTTTTCAATGTCACAAAGAGTGACGTTGGCACAGACTGAATTACAACTGGCTCAGGCCAATCCACAGATTCATAATATGTATGAGGCATTTAGACGAATGTACGAAGCGTTGGGAGTTAGAAATATTGATTCCTTATTGAAAGCGGAACCTGAACCTCCTGCACCGATTGATCCGGCAGAAGAAAATACCGCAGCCTTACAAATGGTGGTTCCTAAAGCTTTTTCAGAACAAAATCATGATGCACATATTGCAGCGCATATGGCCTTTATTAAAACACGAATGGTTCAATCCAATCCACAAGTATACGCTTTGTTGCAAGGACATATTTCTGAACACGTCAGTTTAAAAGCTAAGAAAGAAGTAATACAACAATTTTCTCAAAATCCACAATTGGTTGCATTACAACAAACTAATCCAGAAGCGTGGGCTTTAGAAGTTGATTCAGCGGTGGCTGAACGAGTCGTTGTTTTAACCAATGAACTGGTGGCTCAAGAAATGGAGTTCTTAAAACAAGTTAATATGGATCCATTAGTGATGCTTAAACAAAGAGAGCTGGATCTTAAAGCTCAAGATATTCAAAGAAAAGACAAAGAAACCGACAAGCGTTTGAATGTTGAAACCGATAAATTCCAAGCTCAACAAAATATTGCTGAAGATAAATTGAATCTTGCTGAAGAAATTCAGAGAGGTCGTTTGGATTTAGCACAACAACAAGCTAAGGATAAAGAAGACATTGAGCGAGATCGTTTAGCAATAGCTAAACAACAAGCTAGAAATAGGAAATAATATACAAGGAACAGGAGCCAAATAGTATGAAAGATCGTCATCCAGGTACAGGCACAAGTACAAGTACCAAATCTACCCCTTCTTCTGGATCGGGCAGAAGCAGAATTCAATCTGAACGTCAGGCTGATTTTCAAGCAAACCCTCAAAACTATAAAAGTCATCAAGGCGATGGAAAACCTACGCTTGATGTAAAAAAGCATGCAGGAAACGTTGCTATAAGTCAAGGAGCAAAACTAATGGGGGCGGATCCTATTACAGCTATGTTGGTTGGTCCTATTATTAGACATCTTAGTGGTAAAAGAAAAAGTAAACCTCCTCCTGGTCATCCAGAAACAATTGCAAAATCTAAAATTAAAAGAACCCCGCTTATTGATCGAGGTGGAGATGGGGAGAATGTAAATAAAACACAAACAGCTGCTCTAAGTGCTCAAGCAGCTCAACCTATTAAACCTAAAATTCCACCTTATAAACCTTATTATATGGGTTTTGATTTTCAAAAACCTATAGATACAGCTACACATAGACCCCTTCCCGTGAGAATGAGAAGAGGAGGATTGTCAGGAGGGGAACGATTTGGTCCTCCTCCTAAAAAAGGACCTGATCCACACGGTAAATGTCCCTTTAGACCTGATGGTATTCGTGGAGTCGGGGCAGTTGAAAAAGGTAGAGGAGTAAAATTCATTGGTACAAAATAATCTAGCTTATTTAGCGGGAATTGTAGATGGCGAAGGCTATTTCTTCCTCGAACGAGCTAGAAAAAACTACCAAATTCCAGTTTTAGGGGTAGAAATGGCAGAAAAAGACGTTATTAAAGCTTTTTCGGACTATTTTGGGTGTGGCCATTTACTTGTTCGGGCTCCTAAACAATCTCATCATAAATTACTGTATCGTTGGCGTGTTCGAGGGCGCCCAGCAATCGCAATCTTGAAAAAGATGTATAAATACTTTAGTATACGAAGAAGAAAAAACGCAGATATATTATTTAAACATAAATTTAAAAATGGACCTAGACAAATTATACCAAGAAATCTTTCGCAAGAACGTGGAGTGGTCAACTCGCCATGAACCGATGGCAGTTGCAGGGATTTTTTTGGCTCAAGCATTAAAATTTTATAAAAGTGCTCTATCGAGTCAAGAATATGATGAAATGATGGAAATTATTTCTGATAGTGCGCATAAAGTTACTCCTCTTCCTTCTTTAAAAAGGACATTACATTGATATGGCTTGGTTCGGATTAGCAAAATTAGCGTTACAAGCGGGCAGTAAGATATACGCCAATCGACAGAAAACCAAGATGGCAATGTCTGATGCACAGCTTATGCATGCAGAGCGTATGGCTCGAGGTGATGAATCTTACCAGGGCAAACTTTTAGAAGCCCGACAGTCAGACTGGAAAGACGAATTTATTTTATTGATTCTTTCGGCGCCGATAGGGGTGCTCGCTTGGGCAGTCATAAGTGAGGATCCGCAGGCGATGGACAAGGTGAAACTCTTTTTTGAGTATTTCTCAACGCTTCCGACATGGTTCACAAATTTGTGGATCTTGGTTGTAGCGAGCGTCTTTGGTATAAAGGGAACTCAAATATGGAGAAATGGAGGTAAGAAAAAATAATGCCTTTTAGATCAGAAAAACAAAGAAGATATTTATGGAAGAATCATCCTAAGATCGCGAGGGATTGGACGGATACCTATGGAAGTAAGCCTGTGAAAAAGAAACACGGTGGAGAAATTAAAATATGGGGTCAAGACCCTAAATCTGTATGGCCTATTCTGAATAAAAATCAAAAAAAGTATTTTAAAGAAAAATGGCCTGATCATGTTC